CGCCTTGACGTGATCACCAACCCTTGCCCAGGGGGAAGTTTCTTCGGCCATCGCTCCGGCTTGAACGTTTCCAGCAACGGATCGGTGAACGGCGACAACTACACCCGCATGACGAACTTCATCGCGCTGACCATTGCGGCGTCGTTTGGCGGCACGATTGGGCGCTTGCAAACCCCGGATGTGCGGCGAGAAACGAAATCGACCATGGAAAGCTCCCTGCAGACGCTGGTCCAGCAGGGAATGATCGGCGACGTCAACGGGGGGGCGGCGTTCTCGGTTCAGTTGGACGCAGCCAACAACCCGGACGCTCGCGTAGCCCTCGGCTACATGCAGGCTGACGTGCAGGTCAAATACCTGTCCGTCATTCGCTACTTCCTGGTCAACCTTGAAGCGGGTCAGTCTGTCTCGATCGTCTCCTCTGCCACTCCACGCGCCGCATAAGCGCTGAAACCATCATCCAGCCCGGCCTAGTGCCGGGTTTTTTATTTGGAGAACGCCATGCCTGGTCAAGGTGGATACAACACGGGGAAGGATGTCGCGATCGACATCAACACCTCAACGGGGCCGATTCGGCTGCCGAAGATCATGAACTTCGACGCGAAGCCGAAAGTGACGAACCAGGAAATCACCCCGCTCAACGGTTTGACCGACGAGCTGATGATTCCAAAGGGCTGGACGGGCACGTTTGAAGCTGAGCGCGTCGACTCCACTCTCGATGACTGGTGGGCACAGTTCGAAAGCGACTACTACAACGGCATCAACCAGAACCCTGCGACGATCACCGAGACGATTCAGGAGATCAGCGGCGGGCAAACCACCTGGCGCTACACGAACGTGATTCTCAAGCTGGAAGACGGCGGAAAGAAGGAAGGCGACAAGACGATTCGTCAGTCCATGTCCTTCACCGCGCGCCGCCGCATCAAGGTTTAACCGTGTTCGCACGGCACCCCGGCAGGGGGCGGAGCTCGTCACTCCGCGCGCCGTGCACCTTTGACGACTCACTGACGAGAGGATTCACCAAATGGCAAAAGTCACTATCAATGAAGGCGCCGCACCTGTTCATGTCGATCAGAAGCCGCGCTTTGAAACCATTCAAGACTCGCGCGGGCGCTCCATTCAACTGCGCAAGCTTGGCCCGCTCGAGCAAGGCCGCGTCGTGATGGCGGTCGGCGGCGAGACGGCCAGTAACCAGACGTTCATGTCAGGCTTTGCCCTGCCGGCTGCCATGGTCGTTTACATCGACGATGTCGGCTACGGCCTGCCGCAAACCCTGGTGCAGATCGAGGCCGTGCTGAAAGAACTCGGCGAAGAGGGGATGGAAGCCATCAACGCCCATTTCCTCGCCAAGTTCGAAGCCGCCAAGGCGGAAGCCGACGCCAAAGCACTGCAAGACGGCCTCACCGCCGAGCAGGCCGCCGCAAAAAACTAGCAACGAACTCCGAGTTTCGTCAGTCCTGCTGGCTGGTGAAAAACGGAGTTCCGTTCGAGAGTGTTTTCGAGTCCGGCCCACTGACCGACTACGAACAGTTCGCCTTCTCCATCATGTTCTCTGAATTTGAAGGGGCGGGGGTCTGGAACTGGTCAACCATGCAGTTTGACAAGAAGGATGAGTGATTGTGGACTTCAACAGCCTTGGATCGCTCGCCCTTCACCTCGCCGCGCGCGAAGTGGCGCTATTGGAAAGCCTGCACCACGGACTGGAAGAGTGCGCCAAGCGCGTCGAGGGCACTGCCAAGGCGGAAATCGGCCATTACCAAGCAGGTATTGGGCCCTTCGCTGCCTGGGCAGACCTCGCGGAATCGACAGAGGCGCACAAGGCGAAGATGGGCTATCCCGCCGACGCACCGCTTGAAGCAACTGGTGAGATGCGTGACAGCATCACGCACACGACCAGCACGCTTGAGGCAGTGATCGGCTCAAATGATCCGAAGATGGTTTATCACGAATTCGGCACCTTGAAGATGCCGGCGCGGCCCGTAATGGGGCCCGCGGTGTTGCGCAACAAGGAATACATCCGGCGCACGCTCGGTGCGGCGACCGTTTCAGGCCTGATCGGAGGCAGTCTGATCCATGCCTCGCTGGGGTATGACTCTAAGGGCTGACCCAGGGTGCGCCGTCCGACGTTTGCACCTCTACCAAGCCTTCTGCACGGCTGAGGACCGTGAACGTGCCATTCAATGGCTTGCACATGTAGGTTGAGAGATTCAGGAGTGATTCCTTCATTTCCTGCCGTTGCGCCACGTAGTGAGGCTCACTGGAAACGATGTTTTGCATCAGAACAGCCCTCGACTTCTGTGTCGCTGGGTCGGCACAGCCATATTCCCCGTCAAGCTTCAACTGCGCAGCGTGCGCATACACGGTACAAACCGAAAACCCTATTACAAGCAAAACTTTATGCATTTGATCACCCAAAGATAAGTGCGTACGCCACAAAGCAAAACGCAAAAAGGCCACCCCCTGCGAAGACCAAGCCAAGGCTGCTCAGTGTGAACAACAACAGCGCATTTTGAATTCCCAGCTTGGCGGGCTCTGTCTGACCGTCTTCAACCAGCACCCGACCACGCCATTCGAACGTTCGATGACCCTTTGCCATGTGATTCACCCACAGAATAGGAATTTTCATTATGGCATTTGAGGCGTACTCCGTCGCCGTCAAGCTGTCGCTGATCAACCATGTCAGCTCAGGCCTACTGATGATCAGCAAAAGCCTGGCAACGACCGGCACCGACGTCGACAAGCTGAATGCGAAACTCGCCTCCATCGGCAAGCAAGGCGCAATCGGCGGCCTGATGTTCGCGGGCGGGCTCGGCCTGGCCGCGATGTTCAAGGCCCCGTTGGACGAGGCGAAGAAATTCCAGAACGAAACCGAGCGTTTCCGTTCGCTTGGCCTGGGTGATGCAGTTACGACCGACGCGGTGAAGTTCGCCAAGGGCATGAACACCTACGGCACCAGCATCCGGGAAAACCTGACGCTGCTGCGCGATGCACAAACTGTATTCGGTGATTTCCACGAAGCTCAAATGGTTGCCCCGCTGCTGTCGAGAATGAAGTTCGCCAATGCTGCGCTGTATGGCGATGAAGGCGGCGGCATGAAAGACAAGGCCTTCATGGACATGCTGAAGGTCATCGAGATGCGCGGCGGTCTTGCCAGCGATGCTGAATTCAATCGCCAGGCCAACATGGTTCAGCGTGTGCAGACCGCTACTGGTGGCCGTGTGGGGGCTAATGAGTTCCTGAACTTCATCAAGACTGGCGGCGTGGCTGCTAAGGGCTTGAAGGACGAAAACTTCTATTACGCAATGGAGCCGTTGATTCAGGAGATGGGCGGCCAGCGCGTCGGTACAGGCCTGATGTCGGCCTACCAGAACCTGGTACAGGGTCGGACAACGCAGCGTGCTGCGAACGAACTGATGCGCATCGGCATGCTTGATCCCAAGATGGTCGATTACGACAAGGTTGGGAATATCAAGCAGGTCAAGCCTGGAGCGGTGAAGGGCGGCGACCTGATGGTCAGCGACCCTATGAAGTGGATGCAGACAGTCATGCTGCCGGCATTCGCAAGCAAGGGGATCACGGATAAACAAGCCGTTCTCAATGAGATCGGCGCAATCTTTACCAATCGGACCGCCTCACAGCTGTACGCGACGATGTATCTGCAACAAGCGCAGATCGCGAAGAACTACAAGCTGAACAGCGGTGCTGCTGGTATCGATGAACTGGAGAAGAACGCCAAGAACACCTTGGCAGGCAAGGAGCTTGAGTTCGGCGCGAAGTGGAAAGACCTGATGCTGAATCTTGGCAACGTGGTTTTGCCACTGGCGATCAAAGCACTGGATAAGCTGAATCCGGCCCTTGTGAAAATGGGCGAGTGGATGAACGAGAATCCCGGCAAGGTCAAGGCGTTCACCTACGCCTTGCTGGGTCTCTCGGCATTCCTGATCGGTGGCGGTCTGATCAACATGACCATCGCTGCCGGCCGAGGCTTCTTCCTGCTGGGGCAGGCCATGGTCTTCCTCGGCGGCCGCGCCTTGGCGCCGTTGATTCCTTGGTTGGCGCGCATGGGTACATACCTGGTGATTCTGGGCGCCAACATCGCCAAGGGCATCCTGCTCATAGGTCGCGCACTGGTGGCTACTCCGATTGGTATCGTCATCCTGGCAATTGCGGCTGCCGCCTATTTGCTGTGGAACAACTGGAAGGAAATCAGCGGCGCCTTAAAACTCACGTGGTCCGATTTGAAGACCGGTTTTATCAAGCTGTTTCAGGGTGATATCGGCGGCGCGTTCAAGTCGTTCAAGCTGGCATTTTTGACCGGTTGGCAGACGATCTTTAACACCCTGATCGCAGGTGCGAACAAGATCCTCCCTGCGTCGTGGCAGATCGCAAAGACCACCTTTGCCGACGATGCGCGTGCCGCCGGCGCTTCGAAGTCCGCATGGTCTCCACTGGTTGCACCGGTTCCCGGTAAGTCCGCAGCTAACGACAGCAACAACTTCAACCTGTACATCGACGGCAAGAAAATCACCGATGTGGTGGTTGAGCGCATGACCAAGCAGGCCACTCGGCCGCAAACCGGAAGCCAAGGCTTCGACCCCAACCGCAGCATGCTGAGGCCGGGCACTTCCAGTCTCGTCGTACCGAGGAACTAACCGATGAGCTTCACAAGCTTCCTGGACAACTTCGCTCCGGGCGGGGATCCGTTCGCCACGCGGTTGATCGTGGGAGATTTCGAGTTCAGCGGCCTTGAGGTTCCCGAGTCGGTTACCGTTGGCGCCAAACAGCAGCTGGTCGTGCACAAGCTGATCGGCGGCAAGCGCGTCGTAGATGTCATGGGTGTGGATTACGACAATATGTCGTGGTCCGGATGGATCACGGGCGCAGCGGCGGGGGATCGGGTTACCCAACTCGAAACCCTGCGCGATGCCGGCGATCCGCTGACCTTCAACATGGACGGCTATTACTTCAGCGTCCTGATTCAATCGTTCAATGCCAGATTCGAGCACCTGTATCGGCGGTATTTCACCATCGATCTGTTGGTGGTCGAGCGGCTGGACGCGCCGATCACTGAAAACGCGCTGTCCGGAACGTTGGATGCGCTGATCAACAGCGACGTCGGCGAATCTCTAGGCCTGGCCAGCATCATCAATTCGGCGGCAGTGACCACTGCCATCAATACCGTGAAAGATGCCGTCTCTCAGGTTCAAGGCTTTGCCAACGCCACCATCGACACCGTACAGACAGTCATCCGGCCGCTGGTTGCCGCGCAGGCGGTTGTTCAGTCCGTAATCGCCCAGGTGGGCGCATCGGTGAATGACATCACCACCCTTGGCGGGTTGGTGCCTGGCAATCCTGTCGCAAAGGCCGCGAACAATGTCCTGCGCCAAAGCGCGGCGCTGACACAGTTGGCTCCGCTGTACCAGATGCAGAGCGTGCTGGAGCGGATCCAGAAAAATGTCCTCGCGGGGCCATTGGCAAATGGTACGTCCAGCCTGACCACCAGCAGTACCACGCTGCAGCGCGTGGCCGCCGACAGCTACGGCGACCAGTCACGGTGGACCGAGATTGCGGCCGCCAACAACATCCACGACCCGATGCTCGGGGAAATCCAGACCATCAAGATTCCGATAGGTGAATAATTGGACGTCAATGCGCTGGATGTCATACCTACGGCGCGCCACGTTGTTGGCCGTGTTCGCCTTAACGGGGTAGAGGTGCCGTATGTCTCTGCGGAGATCGACAGCAACTCGTTCTACTCGGCCGACACGTTCAGCGCTGTGTTCGCGCTCAGCGCCATGCCCAAAGATACCGGCACGCTGGCGTGGTGGAGCGTGCAGGCCGAGATTGAATTCGAGATTTCCATCGGCCTGATCGACAAGAGCGTCACTGACTGGAGGACGATAATCATCGGCGGCGTTGACCGATGGAATTTCCACCCGGCCAAGTTCGAGGTAAGCGTCGAGGGTCGCGATTACACCGCGAAATTCATCGACACAAAGACCAGCGAGAAATTTTCAAACTACACCACCAGCCAGGTGGCCACCTTGCTCGCCAAGCGGCGCGGCCTGACCCCGGTCGTCACGGCTACCACGACAAGCGTCGGCGGGATCACCAAATACGATCACACGCACGTCAATGACGAGCGCTCGGAGTGGGACCTGCTGGCGTACTTCGCCGGGATCGACGGGTTTCAGGTGTACGTGACCGGTGATGAGCTTCATTACGAGCCAGCGCTGGACCCGGACAAGACGGATCAGT